TATCAGACATAGCTTTACCTCAAAAAAAGCCCAGAGCTTGGGGTCTGGGCAAGATTGCCACTGCGGGAGTCAAGCAGCGGCGGTTAATGTTACCCAGGAATGTCGTCAGTTTCCTTGGCGGCCGGGGCGGAATCCTTCTTTTCGGGCTTCCAAGCATCACGTTCAGCGTACCAAGTACCTTTTTGTGATTCTTTGATGTCGATGTTTATCCACTCATCGTTAGGGTTGGCCTTAACAAAGCCGCCAATCCACTGTTTGAAGTCATCGAGCTTGATAGACACCTTGGCTTTGACAAAATCTGGCGCGTTGTCGTTAGGTTTCTTGACAATCATGCCATTGACGAAATCTTTCTCGTCGCTCATGCGGCCTCCTTTCTGGCTTGTGCAAATTCATCGGACTTGAGAAACGCCCGCTCTTCTGTGGTAAATACGCCGCCCTTTGTCGGGGCAACCCATAAGGCTTCTTTTATCTCGTTAGACAACTCCAGCCATATCTGTGCAACTCCGGCAACATCGCCGGTTTTGATGTATTCCTTGATGAAGTAGATAGAATCGAAGTTTTCCCTAGCTGCCTCGTTATGCTGCAGGATCGGCTCCATCACATCCTTCGCCGACCCGTGAGCGATCGCCGTAGACACCTCGTCGGCGCTGGCTATCTCACTACCGCCAAGACCAAGGAACGCTAAGGCCCTGCCGACCGCTGAGGTCTCGGCATTTTCAAGGGCTGACGTTTTGTTGATCTTTCCGAAGCTGCGGTTTTCTTCAGCGTAGCCAGTGGCTGCAACCTTGCCATCACTATCCCGGATCGTTGACTTCATCACGACCATCGAGTCCTCGGCACTAACTAACTCCGTCTCAATTGACCAGCCCTTAAACTCTGCCGACTTTCTGAAATCATCGATCCTTCTGGCAACAGTTAGATAAACCTTGCCATGGATCTCTACCTCACCTTTGTTTTTATCGGCCATACTCTTCCCTCCTTTGTTGACCTGAGCCTACTTTACATCATTTGATTACATTTGACTACACATGATAACACTTGATGACATCTGCCCCTACTTAAAAAAGATCAGCAATTTGTTGACAAGTTCAGGCGGCTAATCCAGAGTTATAGGTTCCGCTCAACGAAAAGGGATTCCAGTGGAAAACAAAAAGGGGCCGCTAGGCTTCAGCCCGTTCGGGGAAACACGCAAAGAGGTGGAGAGGGAAAGCCCTGCCTCGGTTCTCAATAAATTATCAAACCTTCCAAAGTTTAAGAAAGTAGGCAAGTTTAGGTACACCGCCTGTTGCCCGGCCCATGATGACAAAAGCCCCAGCCTGTCAATCACAGACGCAGATGACAAAATCCTTGTCCATTGCTTCTCAGGCTGTACCCAAGATGAAGTACTTGATGCTCTCCGGTCGCAAGGGATGTGGTCTGAGGCTTCTACCAAGTGGGTCAGGACATTCTCGGCCGACGATCTGGATTACATGATGCATTGGTGTTTGGTTTATCACGGCGCTTTCCGTAGGGGTGAGAAGCTACGCGGCATGGATGCTCAAAAACTGCAAGAGTTTGCAAAAGTCTTACAAAATAACTCAGCTTGGCGATATCAGGTTGTCGAGGAGGACGCATATCGTGGATAAAGACGACGAATTAATTAATAAGATTAGGGAGTTCAACGAAGTTAGACCGCCCATGGCGAGCTACGAGGACTACGAAAGATACTCAGGAGTTAACGGCCATGCACAGCCGATTTCATCGCTAGCCAGACTACAGGCGGCGGCAACTAACCACCGCATCGCAGAGCTTGAGGAGAGGCTCGCTAACGAACGCGAAGTTATTTCAGGCATGATTACCACCGGAACGGTAACGCTCGTCTACGCGCCTTCAGGGGCCGGTAAGACGGTGTGGGTGCTGGGTAGTCTGTTTAAGTCTATTCGCAATAACCTTATCAAAGGCTCAGATGTCATCTATTTCAATGAGGATGACGGGGCGAGGGGTGTAGTTCAGAAGGCAAAGATGGGCCAGAAGCACGGTATGTCAATGATTACGTTGGCTACAAGCCAAGATCCCGGCTTACGCACCACTCAGGATGCCTTGGGTTTATTAAACATGATACGGCTTGAGGGCCACGCAAATGGCAAGATAGTCATTTGTGACACTCTCAAGAAGTTCGCACCAGTGCTAAACAAGGGCGATATGCGGGACATTCTTCATGTCTTCAGGCAGTTTGCCGCAGCGGGCGGCACTGTCATCTTGCTGGGCCACTGCAATAAGCATCGATCGCTAGACGGTCGCTTGATCTACGAGGGCGTAGGCGATCTTAAAGCTGACGTAGACAATATGTTCGGCCTTGACCCCCTGAACGACAAGTTTGCCGACCATCAGGAGCTTTTGGTCATAAACGAGAAGGATCGCAAGCAAATTTCATTCTCTGGCGGGTTCCGATATAGGCAGACGAAAGAAACGGTTGGTTATGAAGAGTCCGTGGATTCTGTTGAGTTTCTTGACGATGAAGACATCAGCGACTTAAAGAGGAAACAGGCGGCACAGATCAATGTCGGCAAGGCTTTCGCGAAATACGAGGATGAAGTGTTGTTTCTTGAGTCCGTGATGAAGGGCGGCGTTGAATATAGTCAGGCCGAATTATATAGGATGCTCCATGACGAAGACCTCAATCCAAACGACTGCACCAAGAAGACCCTGCGCAACTGCATGGATTTGTTAAAAGGTAATATGTTGAAACTTCGCAGAACTGGCTCAAACAATACAAAGAACTATCGCTGGCAGGGTGAAAAGTGGTGAGAAAAAAACTGTATATAAATCATCGGTTTGCCCCGTTTGCCCGGTTGGCCCGTGTTTTAGGGGGCCGCCCCCAAAAAGTGGGGCCAACGGGGCCAACAGGGCTAACCCTTGATTTCATTGATATTTTTATTTGGGGGTAATTTATGTCAGACGGGCATAGATGGATTGTAGACACCAAGGATAGTTTAGAGTTTTTCATAAAGTTCTTAAAAGATCAGTACAGCCAAGGCAATCATCTTCTGTACTCAATCAAGCCATTTGGTAGGACTGAGCGGCAGAACAACGCCATGCACCTATGGTTCAGACAGATGGCTGAGCAGCTTAACGATGCTGGGTACTCTAACAAGCACCCCTTCAACGATCAGATCAAAATACCCTTCACTGAAGGGCTAGTGAAAGAGATGCTCTATAAGCCCATCATCAAGGCCATGTACGACAAAACCTCTACCACTAAGCTCACTGGTGGGGAACTAAGCGAAGCCGCTGAGGTGCTGATACGGTGGCTCTCAGAGAAGAAGGGGATATATGTCCCATTTCCACAGACATTGAAGGATGAGCTGTAGTGGCGGCCCTCGGGGAAGATCACCCCTTTTACACGGGCAGGAGGTTCAATCGGCACACGATACTGGAAGACGGCATCGGACAGATAGCCGGGAGGCTAGGAGAAGCTGAGTTTGCTAAGCAGTTATGCCTCTATGCGCCATCGTTCTTGTGGGTTGGGACAGAGAAGGGGTCATACGACTTTGTTGTAAAGCTGAGGGATGGCCAGAAGATAACAATAGATGTCAAAACTAAGCATAGAAACGTAGAGGCGAAGCCACACTACAGCGCTCATGTGACCCTCAGCCAGAAAGAATACGAGGTTCACATATATGTGTTCGCCAATGAGGTTGAGGGTGAGGTAGAGCTTATGGGCTGGTGTTCTAAGCAGTGGTTCTGGGGAAACGCACAAGTCGTTAGTGCCGGGGATGTTGAAAGCAAGCAAACGCAATTTGTAGAAAGAGATGGGGCCGGTAAAGTTTCTTATGAATCTTTGCGGCCGATGAGCGAAATGTGGGAAAAGCTAAAGCCACACACTGAAGGATGAGTTATGAAGAATGACGCACAACTAGCCCTAGAGGCCGCAGAATCTATGGCAAAGCGATTAGAGGAAGACGTAGCCATAATGATGGATCTGAGTACTAAGCCACTCAAGGATGTAGATGAGACACCTCTTGAGATAATCCGCTATCTAAGGCCAAGAGATGAGTCTGTTGAGGAATCAATGTAATGGCAGTGAAGAGAGAAGCCTGTGATGACTGGTTTAGTAAGTGTGTGAGGCATAGAGATCAACACCGCTGCCAGTATTGTTTTAAAGAGGGGACGGATTGCGCGCATATCTACGGTCGAGCTAGGAAGTCTGTACGCTGGAGCATGGATAACGCGGTGACGTTATGCAGATACCACCATCAGTGGTTTACGTCGAACCCAGTAGCCTTTACTGACTGGCTAACAAAGCTGTATGGCGAGGGCCACATGGACATTCTGAGGGAAAAGGCCAATGCCCTGCTGAAGACTAATAAGTTACTGCGTAAAGAAATTAGTGATCATTACAGGGCAGAGTTTAGGAAGGCTGAGGCTGATCCAGACTATGAGATTGTTAGTTGGAATTAGTCCTCAATCCATGATTGAGCTATCCGACCAAAAGGAAGCCAGCCAAGGGTTTCGCTGTCTTCCAAGAAATCATCCATTTCTTTTGAGCCAAAGCCAAACTGAGCAAAATCAACGACCGGCGCAAACACCATGCTCAAAGGGGCTGGCGCGACAGACGAGACTAAAGCCCCGACATCCCCCTGAGATGCCCTCATAAGTTGGTAAGTTCCAAGTGTATTCAGGGATGCAGCGCCAAGCATATGGTCTGCAAAACGCATTCCATAGTTTTCAAGCTGCGGCTCATCTCCCTTTAGTATCTGTCGGCCCTCGTTGATTGCGGCATTCCCGCCACCAACAATAGCGGTGTAAGCGAGGCCATTCTTGTACGCCTCTTTTTTGTTGCCTCGCCTCCACTCCTCAACAACAAGACGCTCCATTTGCTCAAGCTGCTTAATGCCAAACGTCCGAAGCATATAAAGAACTCGCCAGTTGGGGTGATCTAAATACCACTTGGGAAGCTGGGCCATATCGCTTGGCTGGAGCTTTGCTAACTGAGCGGCCGCAAACTCTGTGGTTAGATTGGTCTTCTTCCCTTGGAGAAGATCTTTCTTTAAGGCCTGCATCTCGTTCTTTGTAAACGCATGACCCCAAGTTGACTCAAGTTTGCCAGACCTTGCTAGTTGCTGGCCTTCCTTTATTCCTGCCCGCAAGGCAACATTCTTTCCAAATCGGTCAATGTCCCTAAAACCAGACAGCTTGAATGCAGCATCTGCAAGGTCATTAAACCTAGCTTGTGCCACGCCAACGCCATCCCTCAAAAATTCTCCGGTTGTCTGTTGTGCTAAGCCAACATCATCAACGCTGATCTTCAGACCCCTGTTCCGCATCATGTCGATCATTGCGTCAACAGTATTCCCGGTTCCGTAGTTGACCATGCTGTTGAAGACGTCGCCAACATTCAAGATTGCTGAGTATGGGTTCCCGATCGTTCCCATGTATGCGGCCTTCCGGGCATTGGCTATCAAGCCAGATGGGCCTCTACTGCCCATGACAACGATTGATCTCGCCAAGTCCTGTGCCTTTTGAGCAGTCCCCGCGTCAGCGCCTTCCAGACGGGTTGCTGACTTAACCAAGTCAAACAGGGCGTCACCGCGCTGTATCCTTTTTTCAAATGTTCGGAGGTTTTTTGCGGCATTAGCCTTTCCTGCGGCAACGTCAGCCTGAAGCTCTGCCCTCCTAACATTAAGGTTTTTTAGTTTTAGCGTGTCTATTAGTGCAAGCTCGGAGTCGGACTGCCGTAACCAGCCAAGAGCAATTTCCATTGGATCCATATACTCGCCAAGGACTGGATCATCCCGCATAATTTGGTCGCGTTTTTGCTCATACGCAGATGTGTTTGTCTTCTTGTTGGCTGCGGACGTCCTGAACCCGTCTCCAGTTTGGCCTTTCATTTGAGAGGGCCAATAATAGGGATCGTCGATCACCCTTGAGTCCATCTTTTTGGACTTCTCAATCGATGTGGCTCTAATCCTTGCCCTCATGGCCTCAAGACCAGCAACGGCATTATCTCCATAGTTTGTTTGGATATGTCTAACTAAATCTTCATAAGCCTGTTTTCGTATTGCAATGTTTGCCGCAGGATCGGCAATGTCAATGTTGCTCATGTTTAGCATCAACCGTCTTGCTTCAAGGTCATCAGCAATTGAGGACGTAAACTCTCTTACATTGCCTCCCGACACAATGTTTTCAGTTGTTGCATGACGTCTAGCCATGAGGCTCGCAGTTCTTTGAATAGAGGAACCAAATCGCCTGCCAACATACTTTTCACCAAGTATTTGCGCTGACGAGATCTTGTCCCGATACCATGAGGCAAACTTCCCCGGCTGATATTTACCATTAACGAATCCAACATCATCAGCAAGAGTCCCTATCCTTTCACGAAGTTCTTTTTCTGTAAGGTCTTGAAAGCTGATAACCGACTTGCCGGTGACGGACTCAGCAGATCGCAGCTTTGAAATAGGGACTCCGAGTTCTTTTGATATATCACCCAGCGCTCGCCCATAATCCAAGCCGTCGAGACCGCGCCCGGTTTCATTAAAAAACTGTAGCGCTCTTTCGTTCATCTTGACCTGAAAAGCAGATATAACCTCATCGGCTTGCGGTTGCAGCGTATACGTTTTGCCGTCCACCTCTTCTGTCAGACGGCCCTGAAGGTACATTCTTGCCCGCTTTTCTTCCGCCTCAGCGCGCTCAATAGCCTCTCTGCTGGCTATTGCCTTGCCCTCTGCCCTTCCCGCAATAGAGCCAAACGCGCCTCCAATGCCCGCAGATATAAGACCGGCTTTTACGGCGCTTTCCATTCTGTTTTCTAGTCCGCCCTCGCCTTCAGCAAAGCCGTATATCGCGCCTTCTGTGCCAGCAACAGCCGCACCGCGACCTAATCCGCCAAGCGCAGTCTTGCCAACCCCAACAGCTTTCAACGCCATTGAGCTAGGTATTAGGCTGGTTCCCACAAGAATGCTGTACCCAAGAACCGGGTGATCGTCAAAGAACTCGCGCTCTATTCTGCGTTCTTCGGCCAGTTGGGTTTCGTAGTCAACGCCAGTAATTGCGCTAATAGTCTTTGCCCGGAACTCATCCCCAAGTATTCCAGCGCTAACACCCTCAAGAGCGGCTGCTCCGCTGGCGTAAATCTCTTCCGTAACATCAAGAGGATCGGCAATCTTTCTGCGAATTTCTTGAGCCTTGCTTATTACCTCTGCGGGTGCGCCCTTGCTCACAAGGCCATCAATTATTGAGTCAGCCTCAGCAACCGCTGATTCGAGTTGTTCAACATTTTTCTCAGATCGGGCCTGTCGGCCCTCCCTACTCATAATGTCTTCGTCACCAAACCCGCCTTGCTCTGCGTTTATCTGCTGAACAATAGACAGCGCCTTATCAAGAACCTCTTGAGGGGCATTCTTATTTTTAAGGTTCTGATAAATTTTAAAGGCTTCAACAGTTGCGCTTGCCATTTGGTGGGGGCCTCAAGTATTAGTCGGGATACTCTGTTTCAAGCTGTTGTAGCTGTTCTATCAGTTCGGCCGTGGACTCTGGTTGTTTGCCCTTCCCTGCGTCCTCAGCCTCCATAGCCATTACCTCAAGCGCAGATTGGAAGGCGTTCATGCCCGAGCCAGCCTGCATATACGCCTGAGCGGCCTTTAGCGCAAGCTGAGCCGCCTGACCCTCCTCTTCTTCGTCTGACGCAAAAATCTGGCCCGCCGTGTATGCCATTGCGGCATCTTTAAATAATCCAACAAGGGCGGCAGGCGGTGGCTTGGCTCTACCAAACGAGGACTCCACTGCCGATGCTAATACAGCATTAGCCCTTTTAGGCGGGAGGGCGCGAAGCCGCTTTAGGGCTTTTAGATTGGCCTTCCCCGCTGGGCTATCATTCGTTCTCTCGTCCGCTGGGGTACCAAGCAGGTCAAATAGTTGTTCGTCTGTATAGTCAAACTTATTGTCTTCTGCGGCCGCTTCTAATTGCTCAAGCTGCAGCCTCTGAGACTCCTTTTGAGCGTTTACGGCATCCCAGACGCCCTCCATTCCAGAAAAGTTTTCGTTTTGAAGGAACGCCGCTTTTGCCTCAGGCGTGTTCGGCATTGACTTTGCCGCTCGGATAGCCGCATTGTAATTAGCTTCATTTGCCTCAAACCCTCGCATCTGCTCGCGGTAATCAGCGGTGTCCATATACTCTTGGTGTTTTTGAAGAGCCATCTCATGGCCTTCAAATCGCAGCCTCAACCCTTCGTCAGCCCGCTCCTCCTGCCGTCTAGCCGCCTTCTGTTGAAATACAGCATTCTCCATATTCATGGACATTCCTGCGGTAGCAAGCCTGTCAATTCCTTGGATGTTAGCTGCAACGGCGTTGGCTGACGCCTGAAGGTTGTTTAGCTGCTGCTGTTGATCTTGAGCGGTAAAGCTGTCAGTAAGCTCTCTCTGAAGGGTTTGACGCATTTGATCCTGAATATACGCAAGCGCCCCCTCCCCTTCTTGAGTTCTTTGCGTTGTTTTTATTTGTTGTGCTTGAGAAGCAAGACGCATCGAAAGAGATGGATCGGTTGTCACAAACTGCTGAGATGCCTGCAAAAGCTGATCGGCGTCACCGCTAAATATAGCTTTGCTAAGATCAGAGAACATTCCTTGTTCTTTTGCCTTTTGCTTTGCAACCGCCTGCCCTGATCCAATAAGCATTCCAAGACCTTGCACATCCCCAAAGTCAGGACTGGCAAGGCGTTGTGTTGAGGTAAGTCTGAGAGCCATAATTAATTCCCGAAAAGTGTGCCAGTAATAAATTCACCGATTTGCGGAGCCGCTTGGCTGCCAATCTCGCTAAGAATACCCATGATTCCGCCTTGTCCTTTGCCTGAGCCTTGTATAGCCCCGCCAAGCAAACCAGTGCCAAGCCTACCCATAAGCTCTGCCTGACCGATACCTGACCCTAGAAGAGCGTCTAGGCCCGCTATAGAGGCTTCACCAAATAAGCCAGTGCCATATAGCTGACCACGTTGTGCTAGCTGAGAAGCCATCAAGCCACGCTGCAGGGCGTTCAGCGCTTGGGCTTCCGGCACATACGCCCCGCCTAGCATTGATGTTCCTAACTTAGCTTGCTGCATTTGCTCTGCCTGAGCCTGCTGTATAGCCGCTAGCGAGGCCCTAGCCTGAGCTTCTTCTTGGGCCTTAGCCAAAGCCAGTTGCTCTGGTGTACCACCAAACATGGAGGTTCTTACGCCCAATCTGCCTTGATTGAATAATCTTTCCTCTAAAGCTAAACGCTGACGCTCTTCTTCAGCAAGTTGAGTTGCGCGAATTCGATCAAATACTTCCTGCTCGCGCTGTGCAGTAGGGGCCATAGCTTGTTGGGTAAACTGTTGCGCGCCAGAAAGCATACTCTGCTGAATAGCCTCTTCTTGAGGTGTTAAGCCAACAGCAACATCGCCTGTGGCCCCAACATCTATGCCAGAACCCATGCCTGTAGTAACAGTAAATGGCTTGAACTGCGACCGCGTAAAGGCTTCTTCAGCAATCCCGCCAGCACCAGCCAAGGCTCGTTCGCCAATATCACCCAGCCTGCTATATGCCCCAGTTAATGCCCCAAGTCCGCCAGCAGTAGATGCTATAGGCCCAAAATTGTTTAGGATGCCACCAAGCAAGCCGCTTACTGTGTTGCCAAGGTTAAAACTAGATTCAGAACCAGCGTCAGGGCTAATACCAAATGCTGCAAGCATTGGGTTAGGGGCATCACCATAAAGCATACTTTCATCAAACGCCGGATCGCTAGAAAACGTATCCTCAAGTTGCTGTGGCATTAGTACGTTCCTCTCACATTAAAATTCATTACAGCGTCTTACCTATTAACGCCAATACATTCATTTCCTGTAGGGATATAGAGCTACCGTTTACTTCTGTTTGCAAACCTACCGTAATCACAGTGCCATTACCCGTACAATTTAAAGACTTGCGGCTGATCAGATCGCCAAGCGAAAACTCAACAGCCGTATATTCTGACACGCCATAAAACCCCGGCGTGGATGTGCCAACCCTAAACCTCGAGGTGTTGGCCTGAACTGAGAAGTCATACGTCCAGCTCAGGATAATATCTGCATCATTACCACCAATAATTGTTGGTCGTATCTTCTTAAGAATCTTAAGTTTTGAGGGATCGTCAAATGTCAGGCCGGGGCTGGTATATCG